CCCAAGTAGTCTTTGCTCGTGAGAGCTCAGAACTAGTGGAATCCTAGAGTTGCCCTGAGCAAGCAACTAGTAGGACCCGACCCACGACCAAACAATTTTTTGCTTGGTCCTACGTACGTACCCATTTGTCCATGCAGTTAACGGACTAGGGCTTTCAGTAAAGTACTGAAAGAGTGCGTAGTCACCTCCGGTTGGTTGCTTGGTTACCTTACTTTTTATAGTAAGGCACCTGAGCTCATGTCGATGCAGAGCTGCATTGTAACGTGCCTTGATATGGCAGTTACTCAGCATGCTCCGACACTCCAATCCAAAGGCTCCGGAGCCTTGAGCTACCTGGCGGATTCCGCGAGGTAGTGTCGACGCTAGGTAGTTTGACGTGTTCAACAGATACTTGTGATAGAATCTGTTGCTCGTGTCAAGTACACTGGCTAGGCTCTCGGGTTTGGCGTCATAGTGGCGTCGATAGTAGACTGGAGTCACATTGTGACCCCTGAAACTATCTACACCGCAAGACTCACGGAACTTTCCAGTTCCGTAGGACTTGTCAGTGTTTACTCGGAAGTGAAACTTCTCGAGCGCCTCTGTGACAGCCTCCCTGCAGTCTGAGGGGACGATTATATCGTCGCCAAAGACGGACACACTGAACCGTAAGGCTCGAATTGCGCTTAGAGTTACAGTCTGACCTCTGTGCGTAAGCACAGCAGCCAGCGTAATGGCTAAGAAGCAAATCGATTCTATCGGAAAAGTGTAGGCGTTACCCATTGTACTAAGTTTCCTTAGTACGATCGTATCACTCGCACCAGGTGCGAGCTGTTGTGATACGACACGGGTTCGAGCAGCCCGAATCGCCTCCAGTAGCTTCGGCTTACGCCGAAACAACATGAAGACGAAATCGGGAGTCACGCAGTCACTTGCCATCGATAGATCTATCGTAGACAGGTGGCCACCGACGGAGCCCCATGTTGCAAGACCTTGGTTCAGACGTTGATCGTTGAAACGAACAAAATCTGATATCCAAGACTTGTCGCAAGTCGAAACTAGGTAATCCAGCAGTGATTGCTGGCACCACATTTTCGAATTGGGTTCCGCAGCTATAAGCCGCGGACCTGCATAGGTCTTCGGGACGGCGATCAGGCGACTACTAGAGGGCGAGGAGTTCAGACTCCCCCCTGTAGACACAGTCGCTGCATGACTAGCCCACGATCCGTA